AAATTCAACCGTATATTGGTTCGGAGTATTGGCTATACTCTGCGATGTCACCACGAGCGAGGGAGTTCCGTTGGCGTTGCGCGCGATGCCTGAAAAGGAGTCGTCACCGAATTCGTAGGCTGGCCATCCGCCGTTCAGTTCTTCAATGCTGTTGCTGCTTGCCGACTGCGTTGGCTGCTGATTCGCGAGCGTGTCTTCCCCGTTTAGTTGAATCAGTCCATTCGAATCGAAACTGAGGTATAGCGCCGAGCCGGTCCGAATGCCACGAACGATGTCGCCCGCGCTCCGGCTTCCCGTCAGCAGAAGATTGCATTGATAGCGGGGATCGTAGTGCTATTCCCGTTCACGTCCACCGTGGGGACCAGCGCATTGCACCTCGACGCGACAGCCGAAAACGTGGGAAGGTCCAGCTGTGCCAGGGTCCAACCGCAGCGCAGCATCGTGTCTAGGATCACCCAGGCGGGATTGTTCGTGAAACCATTACTGATGTAGGCGCCATTGGAGTCGAATTGAGCGAGTTGAAGCCCTTGAATCAAAACTTCGACGTCGGGCAGTGAGGTTCCATTGGAAATCGAATTGGGCACCACGAGCGACATAAATGCCATGCTGCCGTAGGGATCGCCGAGCGGCTGTCCTAAGGAATTACTGAAGTCGGGATTGAAGCTGCCGTCTCTGGTTCCATAACTGATGACGTTGTACCAACCCGTCGCCGTCATATTTGTCCCGCTTACGCCGACCGGGATCTGGGTGTTGTTCACAATTACCGTAATAACGTTGGTGATCTGCCCACTTCCCAGCAGCACTTCGAAGTGCGTGAGATTTCCGTCATTGCGGGCCAGTACGATCGGCGGCTGAAACCAACCCGTCCCGTAAATCAGCGGAACGAAGTCGTTATAGAGCGCCTGGTTCGGCAGCGGCGTGGATAATACCGATGTCTTCGAGCCATACGTGCGCACCATGATCGAAGCCGGCACGAACTCGATGCCGCCAAACCGCCGTGTGAGATTATTCTGATTGTCTCGGTCGAACATCCCCCGCTGCTGGCATTGCGCGCGTGAATAATCGCAGGTCGTGTAGGGGGCTCCGGCATTCATGTTCCCTACGCCGCCGGGCTGATCCGCCGAATATCCGCACTGATAGAAAGGCGAAAACACCCCTTCCGTTCCGCCGCTCACTGCCGCCTGCCGCTGCGCCGCGGTGCTTGGAAAATTCCACGGGCACGTTTTTTGAATCCGTATCGCAGGCAGGAATACCCGCTGTAGATTCAGCGTATTCGTGAAACTGAGGCGCAAGGTCGACTCAGTCGATTGATCCGGCGGGTTTGCAATTCCACGGAACACTACCTGGCTGTCCGACACCACAACTTGGTTCGTTAGATCGAAGAACAGGAAGGCGACCACCAGGGCCGACCCTTTCCAGCCGATGTTGCGCTCAATAGAGGAAAGAAACGAATCTGCGTTGGCAAGCGTGATGGAAACTATCGACACGCCGTCCGTCGCAGCCTCTGGACTGGAGTTCAGATCGAAGATATTGTGCTTGAGCACGCGGCTCAAATATTGCTGGCCATTGATGGTAACGTTATGCGTGCTCCAGTACTGAACGTCGCCAGTCGGCAGCGTGCAATCGAACAACAGCAGCGGCGTGCCGGGAACCTCCAGTTCCTTCAAAACGTCGATCGTCGTCATGCTGCGAGAGGCTCTCCGTTCTGGTGACGTGTCACAGGTTGCTGAGCAGGCCGATCTTACAGGAATGTTGATTTGGCGCGGTCGCAGTCACAACGAGCAAGTCGGATGAAAACCGCGTGCTCGAATATACGCCTCCAAGATCGATGGTCTGTTTGTACAACCCAGCGGCGGGCTGTGCCTCTACTTGAGCGCCAAACGCTTCCACTTGCACGCCGGCCGGTAATTGCACTCCGAACCCCACGCCCTCTTGCTGAACCGACAGGCGGCTGGAGGCTGTTACCCGGGTCCATACGGCCCCCGTGGTTACTGGCGTTAGAGAGGTTTCTCCGGTCGTCGTCACGACCAACTGAATGGTCGCGGGCGCCTCGCTCCGCAAATACACGCTGTAACAGTACACGAACCAACTCGGCCCGTTAGTGTCCTGAACGACCTGCTGCGTGCTTTGCGCCGTGTTTGTGAGCTGCATCGCGTTGCTGCCCCCCAGCGGGTCCTGCACTCCATTGGCGACCTGCAACAGCGGATCGGGCACCCACACCGCTTGCGTCCAGTCCTCGCTCCACATCAGCAGATTGTCGGTCGGATCTAAGAATGTAAACGTGTTCAGTTGGCCTTCCGAAGTTTCGAACAGGCTCTCGAGGGCAGATCGTTCGCCGTCGGTGAGACCCGAATACACAAGGCGCCACTGCACCTTTTGGTAGCCGGTATCGGCCATCCTGATTGTGTAGCCGCTGGGAAGCTGATTGGCAACCGTTCGCATATTCGCCGTGCGTGAAACCGGAAACTGCGCGACGGAACCAGTTGTGAGCTGCGGATAGTAGAGCACGTCAGCTTCTGTTCTCCAGCACAGTCAGCGAGGTCTCGCCATTCCATTCGCCAGCCAGCACAGCCGCCATGCTATCGCCAGCCAGGCTGCAGCTTGGATAGTTCGTACCATCCAGGGGGTCCGTGAAAGTGAAGTCTCCGGCGGGTCCCGAGATGCCGCGGAAGAATTCCTGCAACGTTTGTAACTCGATCTGATCCAGGAGACCGAGCTGAATTACCCAGCTGTGTAGCATGCTTTGGTAATTGCAGAACCGCTGTTCGGATCCATCCACGAATTGCACCGCCGTGGTCGAGAACTGGAGGCCGCGCTGGGCCGGATACTGCATTACAGCCCCAGTCTTCAATGTCGGAAATGTGCTCATAATCTACAGGCTGGAAATTACGTCATTTAACGAATTAGAATTCAAGATTGCCTGTTTCACCGCATTTGCTATGTCATCGCTATGATCGAGAAACGATTGACTGTCCATCGCGTTTACTTGCACAGTAATCTGTTGCGAGGCGCCGGCGGATGGCGCCCGCGGCTGGCCCGTATCGCCGTAACTAACCGGAACCACCTGTCCGGGCGCGCTCGCTGTCAGCCCAGCATTCGATTCCACCGGCGGCGGCAACATAAACGGAGCTGGCACAGCGAGTGTCTGCCCGCCCCCACCGAACAGACTCAGAAGTCCCGTAATCAAGGGCGACAGGCTACTCAGCCCCCCGCCCAAAACACTCGATGCCGCGCTCGCAATGTTACTGCCAACGGAAGATCCGCTGCTGGTCTTCGATGTAGTGCTCTGTGCAAGCGCTTGCGTATTATCTTGCAGGGCGCTGATTTGCGATTGTTGAATGGAGGACAAGCTAGTGATCTGCGTGGTTAGAGAAGTCAATTGTTCCGCAATATCGGAATTGCTGCTTTGCGCCAGGGCAGTCACGCTGGAACCGCCCGCTCCGCCGCCGCTTCCTGTAGATGCAGCCAGCTGCCCAAGTAGGTCACTGCGCGATGCGTTCCCGGCGCTGCTTGCCGGAAGAAGATCGTCCCACTTACTTCCGGCCATGGTTGTTTTCCGTCCTCAGCTCGTTTTCCACGACAAAGATGGCCTCCACCAGGCGAGCGGGTAATTCGTAAACTCTCCCAGCGCCAAGCAGCTTCCAGGCATGAAACTCCTCCAACAGCGCGATACTCTCCGGCGTTATGTACGACGTCGGACAAGTCCCCAAAGACACCTTGCCTCTGGCCCAAACGATCGGCGTGATCGAATCCGCATCGTGCGTCAACCATCCGCATCGCCGCTTCCGCTCCAGACCGCTCTTTCGGCAAATGTCGCAGCTCCACGCGGCCTTGTTTCCAAGTTGAAAATGGAACGCGACGATCAGTTTTTTCTTTCTGCCTCGCTCAACCCAAACTGCGCCTTAATCGCGCCGACTACCTCGCGCGCTAGATCCTCGGGCCCCTTCTCGAGTAACTGCTCCGCGCCGGCAGCCGCGCCGTCAATGATCAGCCCTTCGATTTTCACGAGCCCCCACTGTAAGTACATTGCGTCAATTTCCTGTGCCAGAATGTTGGCTTCAATTTTCTCGTGCAACTCCGTGCCTGCTTCAAGAAACTCCGCCCTCCGGGTGATTTCGCGGACTCGCCTGCTCAGTTCCATGCGCCGCCCGAACGAAATCCGGTGGATCGCAAATCTGACCCCCGGTGCGGCTTTGGAGTCAATCGAAACCACACTGTCGTAGCGCACGGCGCCGTTCGTCGAAACCGTTCCCGAACCCGCGGCGACATCCCTTTCTTCCTTACCCGAACGCGACATAAATCTCATCGTTCACGCTTCCTTGCGCACGGCAGTTTTGAAATTGCCACTGCAGCCGTGTCTCTGAGTCATCGAAAGCTGGCACCTCCGGCACAACGCCATTCATGTAGAGGCCGAACAATTGGCCTTGCTGTTGGCCAAGTTGCATCATCACGCTGATGGGCGATCTTTGGCGGGCAGCTTGATAAAGCGCCGCCGTGGCCGCATCGTCCATTTCAAAAATCGTTAGACTAGTGGACACTGTTCGCTGGCCGGGCGCGATCGCACTCGGTAAACTGGTGCCGAATTCCATCGCCCGCAGGTCTAGGTTGTTCGTGAACGTCACTGTGGCGGCGGTTAAAGTGTAGAACCGTGCGGGCGAAATGCCCAGCCAGATTTGTCCCAGATTTCCTGGAATAATGGAGTAGTTAATCGGTGCTACACTCGGCTCCGCCGGAAACGCCGACAACCCGAATTGTCCGCTCTCAAAACTGGCCGTGTCCACTAGATCTTGGGCCGCCCCGTTGAAATCGAACTCATGGAAATCGCCATTGAGTTTTATCGACAGTGTATCGATGGCCATGCCCGCAAGCACTCGCTGCACGGCAGTGGGGGGGCTCCAGTAGTCGAAGAGCGTCACGCTCGGCAGGCTTTCGGCCGGCTGATACATCGCGGTCGGCCCGGTTTGCGAGTTCACCGCTGGAGTCACGGAAAATGGGGCATTGAGCTGAACCGTGTCCGCATTTATTACCACCGTGACGAAACGAATCTCTCCGCCGCTGGTGACCGCTCCTCCCGCAGCCAGGCCATGCGGCGCTGTGAAGGCCAGAGTGGACGATCCGCTTGCGCCAGCAACGGTGCCGCCGGCCGATTGTGCCGCCGTTGCGCCCAGACACGCCTGAAACAGGGGACCGTAGGGCGGCAGAACACCCGGATCGTCCCAGGTCGCCATGTAAGTCGTCAACCCAAAGCTGGTCTGTAGTCGCAGGCCGCTGGGATTCCCTGCAAACGTTCGCGATCCTGTCTTGTCCGCGCGCTGAACCTTCTCCGTCTGTTGTTTGGCCGTCAACTTCACAGCCGGAATCCGGTTACTCGCGTTCACTGTCGCGGCCACGCCGTAACTTTGCTCTAAAGCGACGTAAAATCGATTGTCATTCGAAAGGATGTAGGACATAGGACGCTTAAACTCGCGAGTTAACCCGCGCTGATCTCCAGAACAAATAAGACTTTCCCGATCTGCAGAAAGTTCCGCCCGCCGTGCTTCACTCCACCGAACGTAACCACGTAGCCGCCGCCAAAGAAGATGCCGTCCCCCCAGTCACCGCGGCTATTGTCCAGCACCTGCGTGATGGCGTCCATATAAGCCTGCAAGTTTGTTTCGATATAGTCCAGCCGGTCCTGAGACACACGGGCTTCCACAACCATTTGAGCTTCGCCGGAAAATGACCGGAATTTCTCTCGAAGCTGATTGACCACTTTGGTACAGTAAACGTAAACCAGCGGATAATTGTCGACGGTGCTTAAATCAAACACGTCCGGAGTGACATTCTGCGCGATAATTTGCTGCGGCGTTATTCTGGGCAGCGCCACTCCTTGCTGCACACTGAACGCCTCCAGTGCCGCGGCTAGCCCGCTGCCGGCGGCCAAAACTCCTAGAACCTTCTGTGTGCTTGTTCCCGCGATAAGCAGCACGTTCAGCCTCTTTCAATGAAACGCTGATCCACGATGAACCAGGCCGGCAACTGCCCTGCAGTGACTGGCGTGCCAGAACTCAAGGCTCCAGTCATGCTCCAGCTGTTGCCTGGCGTCACGGGAGTGTCATTTTGGCGCGTCAGCGTATCGGGCGACAGTCCAACATAGGCGTTCCAGCCAGCCGCGCTCGGCGGCGGGCTCGCTAGCATCACCACAAGGACCTCGCCGACAGTGGTAGTCAGTGTTGCTTCCTCGCTCGGCGCGCCTTCTTGTCCGGCGGCATTTACCCACGTCGCGGCCACGTAAAATGTCTCTGAGGCTCCACTCCCCGGAACGCTGGATAACTCCGGCGGCGGCGCCATCGGAATGGGGTCCGCAACCACGCCGACCCCGAGTTGAAAATACTTTCGCAAGCTTACTTTCGCTAATTGCTCGTATTCATGCCACTTGCCCTGATACCGATCATTCAGTTGGTTGTAGTAGGCGTCCCGATATACCAACGCAAGCGTCGTCAGCGCATGCCAGCGTGCCAGCGCCTCCGTCACCACAACATCGGCCAAGTCCATTCGACGCTTGAAATTCGGCTGATGGTCGCGAAAGGATGCCCGCCGAAACAGGAACAACATCAGTTCACTCCCGAGTGCTTGTTGCGCCAGGGCCCCCTTGACGCCGACGTCAATGCCCTCCGCGTTCGCCACCGCCAGAACCGACGAATCGTATTCCTGAAGGTCTTCTGCCGAACTGATGGGGCCGTCCGTGAATAATGCCATTGTTCGGCGCTCGCTATCGCTTCTCCGCTCGAACCGAGCTCTTCAACGCTCGCAGGTCGGCTTCCGAAATCACGTTCACCTGGACCTTGCCGGCCATCTCCCGCTGCCGCGCTTCTTGCACGCCTTTTTCCGCTGCCGCGCGAAATTCCCCGCTCTCCTCACTCGTCGCCAGGCGGGCACGCCCCTCTAAGATCAACCGGGCGGCAATGGCTCGTGATACTTCCGCCAATTGACCCGGCCGGCCCCCGTCGGGCGTTTCGTGGCTCACCACCACAACGTGCGCATCCGCGATTTCCCGTTCAATCTTCCGCAGTTTTTGATAAAACGCCCTTAAGTCCATCCTGCCCCCTTTTCCGCGCGGACAGACACACCTGCATCCGTCCGCGTAGCGTACCGTCGTCCGATTTGTAATGCTTAGTGGCCGATTAGCTGTTGACCTGAACTCCGAACGAATTGCGGAGGACCGCAGTCCCGTAGAGCACGTCAACTGTGAATTGCTGCGCTAGCGTGTTTGGCTGATAACTCATGATCACGCGAATTCCGAAATTGCCCATCTCCGCGTACTCGGCGATAGCCCCGGTTCCCGGCAGAGGTTGCGGAAGCCGGCGTATGACCAGCCCGATCGCATCCCTCGAGAACGCCAGATTGTGAGTGTTCACGGGTCCACTGCCGGTGGTCTGCACCAGCTGCGATCGAAACACGAAGAAATCCTTGATCTTGCCCACCGCCCCGTCCACCAGCGCGCGCAATCCCGCATCCCCGGCCGAATAATATTCACTAAATCGCGGAATCTGCCTGAGGGCTGAGTAACTGATCGGATCAACCACCAGGTACTTGCTCGCCGACGCCGGAACTTTCGCGGAAAACAAAGCCGTCTCCGCCGCGTCTACTACACTTTCAACCAGCGCCACGCCGGCAGTTCCTACTGCTGCATTCGAGCTGAATTGCGAATACAAGCTCAAAATATCGGTCTCGATTGACTCGGCAATCGCCACCACCGCCGGCTGCATGTACAGCCGCAGAAGATCCGGTACCGCCAGAACCTTGGTCACGTCCGGGATCTGGAATGTCGCTTCGGCATGTGTGTTCAGCACGATCTGCGCGTTCCCTAAATTAGGATTCTGTGTCTGCACCGTCCCGCCTTCCGCGATGTTGTTCGCTACCAAGGTGGGCGGTATCGGCACATTCACCGTATCCCCCGCGTTCGCCAACGTCGGTTCATAATCCCGGTTGACTAAGTTGCCCATGACCAGGTTACTAACCAGTGCTGGCAACGCATCCACGGCCACTAGCTTCACGATTGCATTCGCTACATTTGCTGATGTAATTGCGCCCATTAACCTTTACCTCGTTTCATTGTTTTCAGATTTAAACCGGCCAACGTGTTCCTTGAGCCGTCTCCCGGAGCCGTCTCACATGCCTCGCAGTGCTTGACTCGCCACTCTCGAGACTTCTTGGCGAACCTTATCCAGTTCTTCCGGACTCATGCCCGGCCGAATCTTATCCAGATTGAATCCGCCTGAATTCGAGGCAACCTTCGGCCCCGATCCCATCCCCGATCCGCCTGTCATGCGGGCTGGTAGCAATTCGGGATTTTCCTGCACAAACTGCGCCAAATAGTCCCGAAGAGATACTTCTCCGGGCCCGTCCCGCGCGATCAGCTGGCCGTCGTCGCGCCGCTGAATATCGTCCTTCACCGCCCGGTACGCCAGATCCACCTTGGCTACGCCTAACCGTTGTAGCTCGGTGCGAATTGACGAACTCCGCTCCGCCTCGTCGGCCATTTGCCGGCTGCGCTGATTCTCTTGGACCAGATCGTTCACGCGCTTCTCCAAGTCCTCGCGCCGCTTGCGCTCCTCCAGGAGCTCCGCCTTATACGCGGGCTCCGCCTTCACCTGCTCGGCCTGCACGAATTCCTCGATCACGCCGCGTATCAGAGAACGCAGCTCCGGCGCATCCGTCTTCGTTTCTTCCATAACCCTCCCAGTCTGATTCCCTGTGGCGCTCGCGCCGCCTCACTGTTGATCGATCTCGCGCCCGATCTGATCCTTCACTTCTTGGCGGACGTCGCACAGGAATTGAAAAGCCAGCTTCTTATAAACTTGTTTTCGCAGTGTCGGCGAATTCATCCCCAAACTGAGCAACTGCTGAGCATCTGCCAGCTCCGTCCCAAAATCGCCAATGTCAAACTCATCCATGCCCGAAACATCGATGCTCAGTCCGTCCTCTCGCGCGGTGTCCACGGCGCGAAGTACTCGCTTCATCGAATCTTTGATCGCGTCTCCATAGGCCCGCAGAACCTCCTGCGTGATGGCGTAGTCGCGCTGTTTGCTCACGCCCGATTGGGCCGCGTTGCCTGAAACCGATCCACCTGCGTGGGTCACGTAGCACACCCGGTAAATTTCTTCTTGCAGCCGGGTCAGATTGTCCGCTGCAATTTGATACACCGTTCCTTGTGGCTCTGTCCATCCGAACCGGTCTTGCGGGCCCAGTTGAATGTAGTACGATTCGCCCATTACCTGATCCCAATCGCGCTCCGAATAGACCACCGGCATCGCAAACAGGCCCATCGTCAGCGCCCACCCCAGCGCATTCGATTTGTTGAAATGCTCCAGCTGCAAGGTCGCGGCTTTATTCAGCAGCCACAACCCTTCCGAGACGCGCAACTCCACTAGCGGAACGCGTGACTGCTTCGCCAGCCCGTGTTTCCCCTCGGCCACAACCTCAATGGGGCCGTGATCCGTTCCGCCCTCTGTCTGCTCATAGATCCGGTACGTCTCCTTGTCGTAGTAAACCCAGCGAGTCTGCTTGGACCAGCCTGCATCCTCCAACCGCTCCTTGCGCAAGCTCTGCGTTCGAAGCACCACCCATTGATACTGTCCATGTTCGTCATAGCTCCAGTTGATCAGCTCGTCCGCGGCGTAACCCACTAAGTACGCTCTGGACGTCCCGCGTTCATCTTCCTCGGCTCGCGTTCCCACTGGCTCCTGCAGCCGGGGAAAATCGATTAACACGCAGCTTTTGCCGCATACCAGCGCTTCCACGAATTGCCGGCGGAAGAACTCGGCCAGATTCGTGCCTTTCAGATCGCAATCTTCCGTAAATTGCCCAAAGAATTTGCGAGATCGCTCACTCTTTCCATCGAACGTCAGGACCGGCTCACGCCGGAACAGAGTCGCCGTATACCAATCCACGATCGACCCGATGTAATTCTCGTAAAAGCTCCGGCTCAGCCTCTCGATATAGACGTCTCCGGGCTCCTTCTGACGCCGGACCAAATACTGATCCGCATTCACTCGAAACTGCTCCCCTCCCGCGTACAGGTCTCGATACTGCCGCCACATCGCCCGTTTCACTGCGTATTCCGGATGCTCGTGATTAATGTCTGGACCAACCGTGCCTATGTTCATCGAGTCCTCGCGCCTAAATCAACCGCCGGTTTTGTTCTCCGAACTTCGTTCGAGGCCGGTATTGTTGCCATAGCAAATAACCCAGCGCATCGGATAAATGCGTCCTTTTCGAATCTTTTTCCTTATCAATGATTCCGCTATCTGGCTTATAAGTGACTTCCTCTAAATCAGCTACCAAACCGGAGCATCGGGAGTGCACCACCAGCCGGACTTCTTCGTCCGCTGAAAACAGCTTGGCGTTCACCAAGGCCACACGCTCGCGGACACTCGGATTGCTGGGAGGCACGCAGAACTTCAGGTTCTTGTACGCGGTCCGCCGGAAGTACTCCTTGATGATGTTGTAGTCCGTGGTTCCAGCCGTCTGCAATCTCTGCCCCGACGCGTCTCCATACACCACGATTCCAGCCTGATGATTGGGATAGCGCTCGTGGAACTCCTCGCAGGCCTGCATCGTGCTCGCCCGGCTCAGAACCACTTCATCCAGCACCCGGATCTCCTCTCCGCTTCTCTGCGCCACAATCGAACTCATCGGATCCACGTTGAAGTCCAGCGCCCAAAACAACGGCAGCCTGAGGTCGACTTCGATTTCCCTGACATTCCGCGATCGTTTGAATGCCCCGTAGACGGCGCCGGACTGCACATTCAGATACTCGCCCAACGCTTCCTGCTCGAAGAATTTCGCGTCGTAGCTCTCCTTCAAGCGATCGTAGAAGTCCGGGATTCTGTCCAGCACATACCGATTCTCGAAAGGCTGCGCCAGCACCACCTCGTAACCCTCCACCATGTCTCGAACAAATCGCCGATACACCCAATCGAAACCCTTCGGAGTCCAAACCGCGAACCCACACAATCGCGACGCGCGCGGATCTCGCAGCCGTCCTTCCAGGCGCAACCAGGCTTCCTCGGCCGTGTAAGTTAGCTCGTCCAGACCGAACCACGCCAGATTGGTTCCCCGCAGCCGCTCGAAGTCGTCCACCGCCCGAAAATAAATCCGCGACCCGGTGTCCTTCATCAACAACACCGATTCGGCCTTGTTCAACTCGTGCCGGATTCGATTGCCGTTGAGCACCTCGAGAAAACTCGTCAGCGTGGCGTCCCGCAACATCGGATACGTCGGCGCTCCAATCAGTCCTTGCCGGCCAGGGTTCAAATAACTCAGCCGAATTGCCTCTTGGCACAACGCCTGGCTCTTACCCGACCCAATGGGACCCGAAAACCCTTTAAACCGTGCTTTTGACGCGTGGAACTTACTTTGTGATGGAAGCGGTGCATAGTCTATTTCGATTCGCCGCGTTTTTCCGCTGGCTCTTTCCACGTGACGATAATCTCCCTTGGCTGCTCCTCTTCCTCGAGCTCGCGTTCAAGCTGTGTCAGCCGGATGAAATCCGCCAGCGTCACTTTGTTGGTCTTGAAATCGAGGCGCTCTTCAATCTCGATCAATAGCTTGCTGATACGTTGCTTGCGGCTGCCTCTCCGCCGCGATACTTGGGCTGCCATAAGGAATCCAAAAAAATGGGCGCCTCCGTTTCCAGAAGCGCCCGTAAGCAACTCTCT